GAGACGTTACGGGAGAGGACAAGCGCGTCGTTGAACCCCTCAAGGAGGTTTTCAAACGCTACGCGCTCTTCTTTATTGAACGAGTTAGCCATAGGTTACTTTTTTGACTGCAATTGACGTTTGTAGGCGATTACTTGCGTGTAGTCACCGGTGCGCTCGGCCTTTGCGCGTAGGTTGTCCAACACTTCGTCGGAACCACCGGTTGACCTAGCCCCGCCGGACGGTGGGGTCTTCTCTGGAGGAGGAGCAGTTTTCTTTGTCACCTTGAGTTGTGTTTCGAGTTTTGCCACCGCGAACGCGAATCTCACTGGGTCTTTTATCTCAGAGAGTTCTTTCGCTTTCTTGGGGTTTTTACCCAGCGCGTACACCAGCAATGCCGAGTTGTCTGAACCCTGCAACAGGATCCCTTGTTGAGTCGTGTTCAACACCTCTTGCACCGCAGATTCGGCATCTTCGTAGTCTCGAACCTTAAGCTCAGTCTTGGACTTCGCGTAGTTCTCAAGCTTCTTGTGCCACTCTGCTTGTTGGGCTTGCTGCTCTTCCTCGGCCTTGGCTTGGAGTTCAGTAGCTTTCCGTTTCCGGTCAAACCACTCTGCCAGCTTGGCCTCGTACTTCTCCGTGTCGTAATCAGCGCCTTCAAGTGTCGGCTTCGGCCCAGGGTCAACCGGATTGTTCTCAGTTGCCGATATTGCCTTCAGCTTCTCTTCTAGCTCCCGATTCTTACGGTGCAGTTCCCGATTGGTTTTACGCACTTCACGCACCCATTCCGGTGCTTTCTCTGCGTCCTCTTTCTGGGTTGGCGAATCCCCGATGCTGACGTCAATCTCTTCAGAAGCGGTCGCTTCCCCGTCTTTGGCTGGCTCCGAGGCCACCGGCGCACCGGTCTCCTCAGCCACAGCCTCCGCTACGGGAGCTTCCTCATCTTCCAAGACAACTTCAGCATCTACTGCCGTGTTGTTGTTCTCCATTTTTTCTCAATTAGTGGGTCTGTCCACTAAAATGTTTGCACCGGCGCTACCAGCTTCTGCACATCGTCCTCGATGCGGTCCGCCAGCTTCATCGCCTTGTCCTGATCAATCTGACCAGCTTTTGCAATCGTTTCCTCGGTCTTCGCTCGCGTCTCCTCGGCCTTAGCGAGCGTGAGTACCGTGTCGGCCTGTGCCTTTGTAGCGAGCGCATTTGCCCTTTGCGCCTCTGCTGCGAAGTACTGCGTCTGTGCGTCCGGTTGGGCGTTCTGGGCCTCGGCAAGGAGCTCCTGGGCCTCTTGCTCAGTGGGTTTAACCGCGCCCATCTTCAGCAGCTTCTTGCGGAAGTAGCTGCGCACGTCCCCAAGCCCTTCGCCTTCCATGTTCATCATCGCCATCGACGAGAGCACGTTCATCGTCTCAGGGTCTTGCGTCACCGCCATCATCGAGAGCAGCGCCTGCACCGTCGCTTGCCGCTTCGTTGTTGAAGACGGTCCCACATCCACCGCCACGTCAAATTCGGCTTCTGACAGGTCGTTGTCGTACTCAAGCTCACCGGTCTCTGGGTTAATCACCGGTGTCATGAGCTCAATCTCGTCCTGTTCGCCGTTGGACGTCACAACCTTCATCTTGCGCTTATCTTCCACGAACACGTCTTTGGCCATGGACAACCAAATCTCGCCCACGCGCTTAATGGCCTTCGCCATGTTAGAGACATAGATGTAGCTCTGCATGTCGAGGCGCTGCATCACCAAGTCCACAGCTTTGCTGGTGACGTGGGACACCATCTTGTCCCCGTTGCCTTGGCTCCCAAGGAGCTGCTGCATATCAATGTCCGTAACCCCCAACAACGCCGCCATCGCAGGGGGCACCTGCGGGGCTTTTGTGTACGCCAACGGCGGTGCCGGTTGCACCGCGCCTTGCGCGTCCGTAATCCCGTTTACCAGCAGGTACGGGTAGTTCTTGAGGTTATCTTCCGCCCACATCACCTGATGCCCCGCCACCTGCTCGGGCATGAAGATGGGCTTCTCCATGGACGAGAGCGCCGAAATCTCTGCGAGCTTAGAGAGCTGCATGTTCTTTAGGCGCTGCATGTCTTTGGCGAGCCGCACATGCCCCATGCACCGCTCCACGTTGTCCACAAACCACCGCTTGCCGTACACCGGCACAATCGGGATGCACTTCCCAGCAATGTACCCGCAGTCCTCAAGGATCTTTCCCCCAGACATAATCCACTTGTGAACCTTCTTCTGCTTAATCTTCTTGCGCTTAACTTCCTTGTACCCAAGCGCCTCCATCTCCTCCATCTTGCCTTCCTTGAGCACCGACAAAAGCTCCTTCTCCTCATCCCCCGTAAGCCCCTCAAACGTCACCATGTAGTCCGTCGTCTCCTCCACACGGTAATACTCCGCCACATACACCACATCCGGCGTCTGCCAGTCGAACTGGGTGCGCGTAATCTCTTTCGGCCACGTCGTGGGGTCGTCCCCCCACTCCGCTTCGTAGTCTTCGCGCGTTAGCGCCGTAATCACAAAACACCGCTTCGCGTCTGCCTTATCTTGCCGCTTCGCGTTCAAGTCAAAGTACACCGAGGAGTCCGCGTCGTAAATCGGCTCAATACATATGCGCTGCTCGTCGCTCTCACCACTGTACTCGTCCTCGTACTCATTGCGCAGCCGCAACGCCCCAAAACCACCGGTCACCGCCTCCTCAAAGGCGTTGTCATACGCCTCTTCCGCGCTCGAGTCCACTTCCGTTGCCCGAAAGAGACCGTTGCACGTCTCCGCCAGTGACTCGTACTCTTTCTCCTTGGGGACGTACTCCACCGTGATGCGGTTCGACCGGTAGTCGTTGATGATACGCATCACCGCCAGCTGCGTCTTGTTCACCTCGAACCTCGGCCGGTTCTCGTACTGCTCAGAAAGCGGCCCCTCCCACTGGGCCCCGGGGATCGAACAAAACCGGCGGTCTTGCAGGCACTGCAAACGCTCGTTCCTGAGCACCTCTTGTATGCGGTCAAACTCCGCAAGCGCGTCCGCGTGGACCTTAACCGGATCGTTCTTCATGCTCATCATCATGCGGGTTTGGGGGCTTGTGTCAATGGGGCTGGGGGCAAACGGGTCATACGCCACACATCCCCGCACATTCGTTTTGAAGGTCATTCCAGAGGAGTCCTTGTCCCTTCTCAACGTCAGTTTGCAAGTCAACTTGATCAAGTGGCTTTAAGCTGGGATGAAGGTAAGGAACGCCTCCCATCTTGTCCGTTTGAGCTTTGACCACTCGCAGTTCGTAATCAAAAACAATCGCTTTCTTAAACTCTTCGGGTTCCTCATCACGCAACTTGCGCCACTCTGAATCTGAGTGAAATGGACAGTAAATGCACGCGGAACGAGGTGGTTTAGGCCACCCATGTTTCTCCATCCACGAAATGCAGTCCTGACGCTTCATGCGCCTTTCAATAAGCGGCCACCGGTGCTGCGCCCACTTCACTCGCGCATTCTTCATGCGTTGCATCTCGTCCCACGAAATCCCTATCCACTGCGTTACCGTCACTTCTTTCTGACCGTGCTTGATTTTTGCCAGTTTCCGCGCCGTTTTCTCAAGCATCTCAACCTTGTAGGAGAAGGTGCATTGACGGCCCATGATTCCCTTGCTGCCGTCCTTGTTCGCAACAAATGCTGGTATCAGACTCTTGACCCATTTGCCTTCGCCGGTCTTTCTCTGCCTGATAGTTAACTGCTCTTGCGTCAGACTGCCACGGCTGACGCGGTGCACCGGAAAAGGCAACTGTTTCTCAAGCCAGTCCAGCCATCGATACACGCTGTCAGGTTCAGCTTGAGTGTCAGCGAAGATTGCCGCATCAGGCATTGGCCCAAGCTCACCGCAAGCGGCCATCAATGCAATCGTTGACGATTGCACACCAGCGCCCAGTGACAAAAAGTTGTACTTCGTAGGTGGAGGTGGGTCAAACAGCCCGAATGTAGACGTAGTTGTTTCAGTGTTATCGTTCATTTTTTCGAGAAGAAGTTCATCACCGGCACCACTTCAATGAGCTTCTGCATCCGCTTCTTGAGGCTCAACGCCGCTCGGTTCAGCCCACTCACCACCAAGTACCGCGTCGCATCCATCAAGTGGTCGTTCTCCTTCACAACCCGACCCTTGTCGTCCCGCCGGTACAACCGGAACTCCGCCACCCAGTTCGTCATGCTCTTAAACACCTTCAGCCGCCCCGTCGACATCCGCTGCCACACATCGTAAATCCCCGTCTCCACCGCGTTGTTCGCCACCGTCAAGTCCAAGCCCATCTGCCGGTACCTCACAAACAACTGCTGCCCGTCTACCTGTGTTCTGCCACGGCTCGCTGGGTCAATCACCCCAGGGATACCACGCCCCCTCGCGTTTATCGCCTCCGCGTGAATCGCCGGCTCCGCCTGCCCACGGTAATGCTCCGAGTACAAATACAGCGTATCACTCTGCTGGTCCAACGCTCCAAACACCGCTGCTGTCTTGTTCCAACCCACGTCCATCCCAAACACCCTCGGCCAGTGCACCGGTACCTCGAAGTCAGGCACCACAAGCTCGCTCTCGGGCACCGGATATATCGCCCCTGCCCCCAACTGCGGCACACCTTTCGAGCGCGCATCCCTCTGGAAGGGCGGTATACTCGACCACAGGTCCTCCTTCTGCTTTTGGCTTAGGTGCGGTACGTCGTCCCACGTCGCCATCCCCACGAACTTCGTCCCCTCCGCCCGCTCACACACCTCACCGTCTCTCAAGAACGCCATCACCGTCTCGCTCATCCCCAAGAGCGGCGTGAACGTCAGCATCACCATACCGTCGTTCGTCATCGTCCTCAGCAACGACTCCGTGTAGATGTCCAGCGGTGGCTCCTCGTCCAGCCAGATGATGTCCTGCTCTGTTCCTTGGAAGCTCTCGCGACGCTGGTCGTAGCTCTTGAGCGTTAACCGCGACTCGCCCCCTGATGCGTGCCGCACCACGATGATTTCCACCGCGTCAGCGATACCGGCCTTGGCCGATACCCGCAGGATGTCTTCCTTCGGGATGAGACCCGTGCCGTGACTCCCAGCCGGTCCCAGCAGCTTCGTCTGCAAGATGTCCCGTGAGGTCTTACCGGTGTCCCCTGCCGCCCACGCCGAGATGGGCCGGTCGAACCGGCGGCCCGTCCACCATGAGGGGTACCGGCCCGTCAAGTGTACCGCCATCTCGAAGCCGCCGATGCCCTCGGTCTTGCCGACGCGGTTGGCTGCCATCATCAGACGCTCCTTGTACTTTGCCCCCGCCTCGAAGAAGGCTAGGTGCTTTTTGTAGAGCTCCCGTCTGAGGGGTCCGGTGTCTGGGTAGTAACCGAGTAAACGGCGCTCGCGCTTGCGCCTCTGGAGTTCCTCGAGGCACATGACCAGTTCTGCTTTCTCTTCTGGACTGAGTTCTTTCACGGTCTAATAGCGACATTCACGGAGACGCCGCCGTCTCCGCTGTAAGTTCCGGCGCCACCCTTGGGGGTCTTGCCCCCCTCCTAATCCGGTATTGGAATCCATTGGAA